TTAAAGTTAAAGTCTCAGGTTATTTGGGATAAGGTCGTTCACGGAATGGGTGATTTAAGAAGTAGTTATGCCCCGCAACACGAAAATATTTTATTCGCTATTAAAGATACGTTTCAATTCCCGAATAAAAGACCCAGGTCAATTTATAGACACCAAAAGGTAAGTCCAGATAATCTGATGCACCCAAACGAAAAGCCAGTGCCTTTACTTGAAGATATTTGTAACGACCTAACCACCTACAATGGGGTTGTCTTAGACTGCTTCTCTGGTTCGTTTGCAACTGCAATAGCCTGTATAAACACAAACACAAAATTTATCTGTATCGAAAAAGATGAAACATATTTTAATAAAGGAATTGAACGCATAGAATCTCATTACGAAAAAATGGGATTATTTAAGGAAGCTGTTTAATGCCCAAAGCAGATAAATCAAAAGTAAGATTAGGTAAATCCCCGAAAGCTCTTGATAAGTTAAAACCGGAAGAAATACAGAGTGCCGGTGAGGAAGGGTTAGACCCCAGAGACTTCTTAAGGTCGTTGGGTGTTGCTGATAGTATGATTGACAAGATTATTCTTTACCCCAAGTGGATTGAGAATTATAATATCGGGTACGCAAGGTACAAGATACAGCTTCAGAGATATATAAATCAAGCAATGAAAGATGGTGATACACAGATTGTTAAGGAACTACTGAGAAAGAAATCAGAAGAAAGTGAAAACGAGGGTAAGGTAGTCGTAACAATTCGTGGGAAGGATTTCTTAAAGTAACCGCAAGGGGAGGCGGTTATAAATTAAAAATGAAAAATCTTTATCTGGCAATAAGAGACTTTTTTCACGGAGGTTTTTCTCCCTACTGTAAGAAATGTGATTCTTGCGGGGAAGAAGGGTGTTGCTCTCCGTTGCGTTGCTTCGCCAACTGGAAAAGACCGTCTGGTTGTAAATACGGAGAGACGTACAGGAAGGATTTGATTCTCGCTTATTTAATGTATGATGAATTAAGCGGAATAATAGACGACAGTGGAGACGAGAAACTACAACGGCTTGCTAAAGAAAAGTTTGATAAAATTTTTGACGAGGTTTATAAATGAAATTATTTTGGAAAATAGACGGTAAAACCGAACTCATTCTTGAATCGGACGATTGGGGAATGGTTTTTAGGCATTTTGGTATTTATAAGAAAATTGCCGAAGAGGAAAAAACGCCAATGCCGTTCTTGGTGTCGTAAAAACTTAAAAGGAATTTAAGATGAAGAAACTAATATTTTTTGCAATCATTTTATTTGTGCAGGTTAGCTTTGCACAGAATTATATGGACTCGGTTGTTGTTGGTTACAGCCAGCTCGATACTTTAATATCGAGACCGAATACTGCTGGTGCGGTAGATGACTCAATAAGTCAGTTTGGAATTACTTCGAGATTCTCACAGGTGGATGTAATTGTGAAAGATATACCGGACGCACACGTTGACAGCCTTGTAATTGAAGTTAGGGACAGGTGGGGTAACTGGCAGCAGGTAGCGGGGAAGAGTCTTTATGATTTTACCAATGTAACTACGATAGTACCCGGAGATGGAAATGAGCGTAGATATACTGTTCTTTGTTTTAATGAATACGGAAGTAATTTTAGAATACGGAGAACGAACACATCTATACCAGATGGAAGTAAAACTATTATAAGGTGGGTTGGTAAATAATGCCTAATGGGGGATGGCATTATTTAAGGGGGAATGATTGAAAGAGATAGTATTTGATATAGCGTTTGATAAAATCGTAAACCCTAAGTTCTTACCTTTACTGAAAGACCAGAGCGATTATCTGGTGTTATCAGGAGGCGCAGATTCGGGCAAGAGTAAATTTTTAGCGCAGAAGATTTTACTCAGAATGCTTTTGGAAGAGGGACATAGATTTCTTCTGTTAAGAAAAGTTTACGCAACGATTCGCAAGTCTCAATTCAATGACATTGTAGATTTTATTAAGGCTTATAATCTTACTAAGTATTTCAGGATTAATAAGACTGACCTTACTATAACTTGCGAACTTAACGGTAATGAATGTATAGCTGCCGGGCTTGACGAGAGAGAAAAATTAAAGTCTATAAGTAATATTACCGGTGTGTGGATTGAAGAAGTAACCGAACTTGATTTACAGGATTTTCTTCAGGCTGATTTGAGATTGAGGGGCGAAACCAGAAACTATATGCAGATGATGGTTTCGTTCAACCCGATAGACGAAAATCATTGGATTCGTGAATATTTCTTTCCGCTCGAAGCAGAACAGGAACTTTGGAATAGCGGATATTATAAGTATGTAAAAGAAGTTGAACTTGAAGATGGCTCGAAGGATACGCTTAGTATTTCCTTGTGCCACTCTACTTATCTTGATAATAATTTTCTTGGTAAAAAAGATAAGGCAAAACTTAACGCTCTTAAAAATACCGACCCGCAGTACTATGATATTTATTGCTTAGGTAAATGGGGTAGTGTCGGTAATAGAATTTATCCCAAAGGGTTTATTGTGGTTGATAAATTCCCCGAAGAGTTTGACGAGGTTATTTATGGATTAGATTTTGGCTTCGTTAATCCAACTGCCTTAATAAAAATAGGGATTAAAAATGTTGATGCGGAAGGTGCTGAAGAAATTGAAAAACATTATTACGTGGAAGAACTGATATACGAAAGCGGACTTCACAATAAAAAACTAATTGAAAAAATGAGGGCGTTAAAAATAAGCCCTAACGACCCGATATACGCAGACCATCAGGGGGCAGATAAAATAGATGAATTAAATGAAGTTGCTGACGGTGAAGGAAACACCTTATTTGAAGTTCATAAAGCTGATAAGAATGTTAAAGGCGGAATTGATTATGTAAAGCGGTGTAAGATATTTACCAAAAGAAGTAATATCGGTATAAACAAAGAAGTTGTGAGATACAGGTACAAATTAGACAAAGAGGGCAAGCCTACGGAAGAACCTGTGAAGAAAGATGACCACGCTATGGATGCTATACGGTACGCACTTTATACTCACTCAAAGAGTTTTCAGGAATTACACGTTTTTATTAAATAGCCGATACATTTTTGGTTGACGTTAAGCGTCAGTCGCATAGGGTGTGTGGGCTTAGATTTTAACTCAGCCGGTATGGGAGAAAACTATGATAATAGAAACAAGAATATCTGTAATCCTTGGTGAAGATAGGGAGAAGCAGGAACGTGGTGAGATTACCGAGATAATTCCATTCCCCACGAAAGCTGTAATCGATGTTGACAGGGGAATCTTCTTTTGGGAAGAAACAGATATGACTACTGTAATGGAAGTTGCGGGCAATACAATAAACGTACTTGAGAATTACGAAGATTTTAAGAAAAAATATTTAAATGAGCATTAAAATAGGCGTTGCTTTTTTATATGCGTTGATTGGCGGATTGTGTTTACTTTCTGCCGGAAGCGGTGTTGGCTTAATATTAAACGAATTGAACTTCGGGCTGGCGTTAAGGTTATTTATGGGGGGAACGCTAATTTCCTTTCCGCCGGCTCTGATATATATTCTAACGAAGAAGTAATTCTTCAAACAGCAAAAGGTATTAAATGGGGTTGATAAAAAATACTGTTGACTACTCAAAAAGGGTAGTGGGCTTAATGAAGAAGGACTTATCTTTATGGCAGCAGGGCAGGGAAATAATAGATACATTTTCTGATTACTGGGACTTAAACGCCGGGATAAAGAATACTACAAGCTGGGTTGAGAGTTGTGTAAATACCTGGGGGAACTTTTACGCAGCAGCAAAGTTCAGACTTTATAAAAAACTGGGTGATGGAAGAGTAAAAGAGATTTTCGACCATCCGTTTGTTAAGATGATGGAAGCACCTAATAACTTCCAAACCTGGTGGGAACATAAATATTTCATAGCAGTCTTTCAGGCTTACTTCGGGAATATATACTTCCTGAAATTAAGAGATAGAATGGGTGTGTGGAGGGGACAGCAGATACTTGACCCGATGTGTATAAGAGCTGTTTCGAGTGATAGAAATTTTATTGAATACTATGAGTATAACATTAATGGGAAGGATATAAAACTTGACCCCAAGGATGTTGTTCATATAAGATACCCCTCGGCTGGCTCACAGGTTAAAGGACAACCTTTAATCGCGAGCATAATGGATCAGATAGATGTTGACAAATACCAAACCGCATTACAGAAAACATTTTATCAGAATGGCGGTTTTATGGGGCAGACGTGGACTACCAGCCAGCAGTTGAGTAAAGTTTCTTTTAATAATGCAAAGGCTCAATTAGAGCAAAGAATTGGTTCGGGTAATTTTAAGTTTGGTTTATTTGACGGGGGACTTCAGCCTGTTAAGAGTGCATATTCAATTAAGGATATGGATATTGCCGAACAGCGTAAGCTTACTATGCAGGAAATTCTTTCTGCATTTAGGATTCCTCAGATTTTAGTTGGTGGTGCTTCTGACACATATAATAGGGCAAGTGCAGAAGCAGGGATTTACTCTTATGCGTCAACATTTATAGACCCAGGCTTAAGCTACATTGATGATGTTTATACACGCCACATTAAATTTGAGTTCTCTGATAAGTTTTTCTTAAAGCACGATTTAATTTCTCCGAGAGATATTCAAGTTGCGATGAGTAGATATAAGTCAATGACGGGTATGGGTGCGTTGACTGTTAATGAATTAAGAACCGAAGAAGATTATGAAGAGTTTGATTATCCTTTAGCAAAAGTGCCATTGATAAATGTTGGTGGTGCTGTTATAAGACTCGACACAGGAGAACAGTTGGGAGCTGTTCCTAATAATAAAATTAAACAGGAAGAATAAGATGCCGACCTTTCAGTATAAGTGCAAAAAATGTAACAACAAATTTGAAATCTTTCACGCACATCAAAAGGCAATACACAAAGTGGAAGAAGAGAGAAAAGAAAAATGTCCGAAGTGTGGAAGCGAATCTGTAAAGATACCTTCGGGTTTTAGTTTTAGAATATAAACAAAGGGTATAGGGGAAGAAAATGGGAAACTTAGTTCAACTTGCGCAAGCCGGAAAATTCTTTAATGTAAAAGCCGAAAAGGTTGAAGTTTTAAGGAATGAAAAGGCTATCGTTCATTTTATAACAACTCCTGACTTAGACAGGGGGAGGGATATAGTTGACCCGAAAGGTATGAACGATGAGGATTTCTCCAAATCACCTTCCGTTTGGTATAACCATAATTATATGTTTAACCCCGATGCTTTGCCTATCGGTAAATCTTTATGGCGGAAGAAAAAAGAGGAGGGGGTTTTAGCAAAGACACAATTTGCTGACCACGCTTTTGCACAGGATATATATGAACTCCACTCAGGTGATTTTATGAGTACGTGGTCAATCGGCTGGCTTCCCGATAAGGGGAAAGATGCCATTGAGTACGATGATAAAGAGAATATACTGAAAATTCACAAGTGGATATTGTTTGAATATTCATCCGCACCGATAGCAATGAATCCTAATGCCGGTGACCAGATAAAAGCAATGAAAGAAATTCAGTGGAAAAGTTTCTTCACAAAAGAATTGATTGATAAAGCTGAGACTGAGTTAATACTTAAAGAGCAGATAAAATCTTTTGAAGACAGGATTAAAGTTTTAACCGATGCACAGGCAGAGATGCAGAAACTTATCGAAGGTAAAACCGGAGTAGAAAATTTAACACAATTAGAAAATAAAATTGCCGAGTTACAGAATTTAATCGAAGAAGGATTAAAGAATGTTCAGGCAGAAGTTCTTAAACAAGTAAAAGAGATAAAACCAGAACCTAAGCCGGAGAATTTAGGCGATTTATCTGAGGTAATTAAACGTGAATTACCCGGAATGATTGCTGGAGAATTTAGGCGTTTACAGGGGAAGGAATAATTTAATAAATAATTCCTATAAGGGGGAAAATTAAAATGGACGTAACACAAGAAGTAAAGGATCTTTTAGCCAGTGTGGCGAAAGATGCCGTAGCTGCTTATGTAAAAGATGCCGGATTAGATAAAATTGACCAGAGGTATGCGATTATACCGGAGGAAGATGCTGGCGTCGATGAAAAAGAGCAGTTGAAATTGTCAAGAAAAGAGAAATTCGGTTTGATGGCTAAAGCTATCTGGAATAAAGATTATATCAAAGCCAGAACGCTTAACACAGAACTGAATACTAAAACCGCCGATCCTAATAATATGACAACTGATGATGAGGGCGGCTACCTTGTACCAGACGAAACCGAAGCAAGTATTGTCGGACTGATTCCTCAGTTTGGTGATGCAAGAGACGTTTTTAGTGTTGGTAGTTTTCCAATGAACAGAGATAGCCTTAAGATTCCCAAAAGAGGGACAGGTTTAAGTGTTTATTATCCGGGTGAAGCGGGTTCGATAGGAACGAGTAAACTTACTCTTGATTTAATGACATTGCAATGCAAGAAAGCTGCCGGCATTGCTGTTTTAACAGATGAGTTAAAAAGTTTCGCAATCGTTGACTTCGTGGACTACATTTCTGAAAGAGCCGCAGAAGGTTTTGCGGAAGATGAGGATGCTCAGTCTTTTGGAACAACAAACACTGTTTTTACAGGTTTGTTTTATCCTTCTAATAATTTTGGTTCAAGTAGAAATGCAGATCCTAACGCATTAACTTACGAAGATATTATAAGCAGAGTTTATTCTTTGCCGAGTAAACATCTTCGCAACGCAGTGTGGGTTGCTCACAGATCAGTAATAGAGCAAGTAAGATACATAAAAGATAACAATGGCAGACCTATTTTCTTTGAACCATCTCTGGGTCAGAATGTACCGATGCTTGCAGGTTATCCTGTAAAAATAGTTGAGGCAGCTCCGATTAACAACGAAAATCTTGCAGCAGGAACACCATTCTTACTGTTAGGCAATACAAAATACTCAACAATAAAAGATAAAAAAGGAATGAGGATTGATACATCTACCGAAGCTACCGTCGATGCTTCTTCTGCATTCCAATATGACTTAACTGCTATTCGTTTCATCCGCCACTGGTCATTCCATCCTGGATTGGTTGAAGCCTATAGCGTGTTAAAGAAAGCAGGTGCGTAATATGAAAAATCTAATATTAGCTTTAATCGTATTATTCTCCGTTTCTTTATTTGCTCAGAACTATGATGCAAAGAACGGGAACGTGTTTGTTGATTTCGGAACAGTGGCAGAAGCTGTTGAAGAGACAGCTTATATTAACCTTGACAAATTAGGTTACGCAAGAATTGACTCTATTTCCGTTACCGCTTACGGTACGGGGGAACTTGATGTTGATTCTGTTGACTTTTACGTTGGAGCTATTGATGTGCTGAACGGAATAAACAGGTATAGTTCTACAGCAATAACACACGCAGTTACAATTAACGTGGCTGCTGGCGCTTCTGCTTTTGAGCGACTATACACTTCAGGCGCTACCCCATTGACGGGTGACGTTCTTAGGGGCGTTAATGCTATAAAAATAGTAGTAAGGGGTGCTGACGGTACAGATCCAAGTGACCCTAACCGGCTACTGTTTCTATTCAAAGTATGGGGCGAAAAGTAGAGTAAATGTACTTATGTGAAGTTAAAAAGGGTTTCTTCTATTTGGGTATAACATACTCAAAGGGGGAAACCCTGATATTTGATGGGGACGATTTGGAAGTAGTAAAGAAGAGATTTCCCGGTTGTATAAAAGTGGTTAAAAAAATTGACCGTCCGAAAATATTAATTAAGGCATAAGAATGAAAGTATTTGTTTCTCCGGTATTCAGAACTTCCGGTGCAGCAGTTGAGCCGCTGACGGGAACTGTTGTTACAAAAGACGTTGACGGGAATGTAATAAGTAACGGCGAGGATGCTGTAGATTTAGGTAACGGTCAGTTAAAGTATGAAGAAGAAAATAATAATGCGGTAATAGCAATATTCACTGCAACCGGTGGAAGTTTTGACGAGAACGATTTACCCCACGCACAGGTATTCTTTTTAGGCGATAGTGCCACTGTTGAGGTGGGTAATGTTCTTGTTTCCCTTGCCGATTACAAATCATTCATCCAAGTAACTTCAAGTGCTTATGATGAATTATTTTCTCTTTTCAGGAAAGAAGTAGAGGGGAAAGTATTAAGCCGTTTACGCAGAGATATTTTTTCTCAATCGTACGAAGAACTATACGATGGTACAGGAACTAATTTTTTAGTCTTAAATCAATTTCCTGTAACTGCTGTTACTAAGATTGAAGAATACGACGGACTTGATTCCGACAACGAAGAGGTATGGAAAGAGTTAATAGTTGGTGATGATTACAGCCGGAAAATAATTAAGGATGAAGTAAAACTTTATCTTGACGGCAGAACTTTTTGTGAAGGTATTCAAAATTACAGGATAACTTATACTGCCGGTTACACAACTGTTCCTGCTGAAATACAAATGGTATGTAAGAAATTATTCAAACTTTACTATGAAGATTACCAGGGAAGATTAGGTAAGGTTTCTGATTCAATGAATGCAAGTGGTGGAAATGCAAACACAACCTATGACGCTTTGATAGAAGAAAAATTATTGAAGGAACTTGACAGTTACGCTAAGTGGAATTTTTAAGTGGAATTTCAAGATATATTCCAAAGACAATTAAGAGAAGCGGGCGAAGAAATTCTCCAGGCTATTAGCGAAACCGCCTCTACTAAATATGTTAGTGACGGAGAGGGTAGAGCGCAACCTACTGTTTTAACTTCACGAAGCGGAAGATTAAGGGGTGCGTTACAAAACCCCGCACACAGGAAGGTTTATTTCACTGAAGATGCTGCGCATTTTCAAATGGCGTTTCCGGATGAACTCGCAAGAATTTATCAAATGCACGAGACCGGCGGAACCAGACCCATTAGTGATAGAATGCGTGGATATTTCTGGTTTAGATATTTTCAAAATGATGGTATGTACCCAAGAGAGATGTGGGCTTATCTTGCAAAGAGGGGAACTGTTTTAACTTATCCGAGAAGAAGTTTTATGCAGGATGCGTTTAGGGATAATCTTACTAAGGCTTCTGAAATTGTTAAACGCTACACAGGACAGGCTCTTGATTTAACATTAAAGAGAATAGTACAAGAAGCGAAAGAAGTTTCTAAATAAATGGCAATTACAAAAGATATTCTTAATGCAATAAAAACCGATTTTCTTAAAATTAACGGCACGGGGGATTACACAACTAATCTTAAAAAATGCCACAGTGTATTCAGG